AGTATACGGACATTGAAACCCTCACATTACAAGATGAAGATTCAACCCATTGAGTATATCATGTCGAATAAAATGGACTTCTGCTCTGGCAATATAATCAAGTACGCTAGTAGGTGGGACAAGAAAGGCGAACCATACTCTGATCTATGTAAGATAGTAGAGTATGCTAAAATTCTAATAGATGAACTACCCGCTATGGGGGAGAGTAACATTGAGGATTAAGAGCAAGGCGTACCTTAAGTGGGTATCTACCCTTCCTTGTAGCGAGTGCAAGGCTGATAACGACACTGTTGTGGCGCACCACCTTAAAGGTAGGTACGCACCCCTTTCTGGTGGGATGGGGTACAAGGCGGATGACTGGCTTACGATGCCACTGTGTTTTACTTGTCATAGTAAGATACATTCAGGTGATGCAGAATTAATGAACTGGCAAGCATTCTTTATTTTAAAAACGCTTGACAAAGCATTCAAAGATGGTATAATAGAATTATGAACAGTGAAGTTGAGGGATACCTCAAACAAATAGAATATGTGGCTCCGAGTTACGCACAGGCGAAAGCCGAAACGTATCAGTTGACGGAGTTTAAAAAGACTCAGCGCGCCTTGTTATACAGTAAGGCTGTAGGCAAAACTGTAGCAGACAAGGAGAATTGGGTTTCGATGCAAACGGAAGTTACTAAGTCAATAGACGGTATCGCGGTTGCTATCGAAAGAGAGGAGCGTCTACGTTGGGAACTGAAGGTGGCTGAACTTCATATCGAAGTCTGGCGAACCGAACAGGCCAACAGGCGTTTAGAATCTAAAATTTTATAGGAGATTTATATGAGTGACTACGAAGTAAAAGAGGGTGATATTGCCCTGTTCGTGAACGATAAAGAGGGGAATGAAAATCGCCCCGATTTAACTGGGTACGCTATGATCGGCGGGAAGAAAAAGGATGTGTCTGTCTGGGCTAAAGACTCAGGCAAACTCCGATTTTCTGGCAAGGTGCAGGAGCCTTATAACTCCGGCAACTCAAGCAGGAAAACTTCTCAGACTTCTACTGAAGTTCCGTTTTGAAGATAGAGTACCATGATGGGGATGCTGTCGAGATGTTATTCGACAGTAAGTCCCATTCTTATAGGGTGGGGGATGATATAATTCCTAGTGCTACTAGAGTGCTAGACGTTATATCAAAACCCGCCCTAGTTCCTTGGGGTTTGAAGGTTGGGGCGGAGTGGTTAGCAAAACATTTCTTCCATGATAAGGACTCAAGTTCTAAAAACACTCAGATTTACAAGTCAAGGATGGCGCTTGAAGCCCTGCTTAAAGGGATGAAGGGCGCATATAGGGGAACCTCTAAGGATGCTTTAAACATTGGGAACCTAACACATGAATGGATAGAGGGTGCGATCAACTGGAAATTAAACGGTGGAGAAATACCACAGATGCCCAAGCAGGAAGAGGCAGTTAATTCCATACACGCCTTCAAGGATTGGGTTGGTCAGAATGTTGTAGAGTGGAAGTCATCAGAGGAAAAATTGTTCCACAGGAAACATAAGTATGCGGGAACTGTGGATGCTAGGGCTATTATTAATGGAGAATATTGTGTTATTGATTGGAAAACGAGTAAGAGGGTCTATCCTGAATATCATCTACAAGTTGCGGCGTATGCGAAAGCGGTGGAAGATATACATGGAATTCCGGTGGATGCTGCCTACATACTACGGTGCGACAAGGCTACGGGGAGGTTTGAGGCGGTCAGATCGACCGAAATAGAAGAGAACTTTCAAGCCTACCTTGCTGCGTTGACGTTGTACCGTAGGCTGAAGGTGTTGAAGTGAGCATACCCGCAATGGTTGTGTTTCACTTTGACTCCGCGCTTGAGTTGATGACTGACGGCATAGAACATGAACTGTTTGATCCAAACGAAATGGAGCAACTGCTCGAAGGCTGTGCCAAGCAATGCGAGTACGCCACCCATGAGTTTATGTGGCGAGCGTTCAAGAGGATGCTAACAGAGGGCGATGGTGAAAATGTAGTGGGGTTAAAGGGTGTTCACTAAAATGGAATTTAAAAGATGTGTCGGACACAAGGGGCATCACGCTTGCGACTACCCGAATAACATGGTTCCGGTTAGTAAGTTTAATCGTTATAGTAGCAGCAGTGACGGACTTCAGCCTATGTGTTCAATATGTACAACTTACTACAACAAATATGTTAACAACGCAAAAATATCTGCCGCCATAAAGTTTGTGGGGGGTAGGGACAAGTTACGCGCCATGACTAAAGATGAGCGTACAAAAATCTATGGTATTATAGATACAGTTAAATGGAAGATTAATGGGAAGGTGGTATCTGAAACCAAACGATTCAAGTTTGATGACCAGATTACTTACTCAACCCAAAAAGAACAAGTCAAAAGGAAACGTGATTCAAAAGTTGTTTCCTATATCAGAAGCGTATACGACTCATGCTCTGTTGTTGGCTGTGATTATCTTGACTATGAGGTTGCTCATATCCATGCGCTAAAGCATGGCGCGGATGACCTTCCTGAGAACTGTCTGGCCCTATGCCCCAACCATCACAGAGATTTAGACAGGGGGAGAATGACCCCCTTACGACAATTAGATGTTGGTGGGTACATTTACTTTGGCGAACAAGGAATAAAACTTAAACACAAAGTTGACTCTAAGTATTTGGATCAATGCAACCTAGAACTTGAGGAGTGGAAGAATGCAAGTTGAACTTACCCCCAAGGAGATGATGCTTGCCTCAATGAATGGTCAGATGCGGCAAGTCCAAAACTTAAAGGAGGTATATAGGCCACCTACAATGGGGTGCGGTCATTCTAACGACTGGCAACTGCATATAGAGGGGGCATTAGCAGAGTGGGCGGTAGCCAAGGCTCTAGGTATATACCCCACAGGGTTTGATTTTGGTCAAGAGGATGTTGGCGGCTACGAGGTTAGGAGTTCCCCCAATCATAACACTCTCATGTACATGAAGGATACGGATAAGGATGATTCAATTTTTATAAGGGTTACTGGCATCAATGGAAGTTACGATTTAAGGGGGTGGATAACGGGTAAAGATGGGAAGAAGTTTCCTAAGACAGATAAATACAAAAAGAATAGGCCAGCAATATGGGTTCCATACGAGGCGCTTAACCCGATGGATAATCTAATTGAAAAATCCATCTAAAGAACAGGAAGAGGAATGGGCAGAGAGCAGAAGGTTGCACTTTGCTAGGTTCTGTTGGCTCAATCAGAATAAGGGGATGGAAGTCAGGGGAGAGTACCTAACTTGGGAGCAGATATTTGATAGGAACGAGGGGATTCTTTTGCGGGAGTATGCGCGGGTACGCATGGCTGAACGGAGACAACAGCGCCAGAAGGAAAGCGAGTCAGACCATAATAAACCTCAGACTTCCCTTCCCCTGTAAAGTCATCAGGGTCTTTCGTGTTTGCTATTAGAATTGTATCATCATCCTGACTGATTAACCACCCCACAGAAAAAAGGGTGGGGCAAGATATCTCCTGCTCCCACCCCGCTGTTGCTATGATGTCGCGCCACTCGACTACGACTAATTCTTTTTCTTTCGTTCCAGTGGGCCGGGTAGTATCCATCCTAGTACCATTGGTGCTACAACAATTAAAATTAAGGCCCAACCACCCATCTGGATGAGTGAACCCAACAATGACCAAAAATTATCTGGTGCGCAATCCATATTACCTCCCGCCGTCCGACTTGATATCTCCGTTGCCACATCGACCACAAAGGCACTCGTCATGGCACCCAGTATCGGTGCAGCGACACCCCCCGATAAGACAGTCCCCGCAGTTGCACCCACGGCTGCCCCCGTTGCTACCACTGTCGCTTTCTTTACTGTTGTACATCCTACTGCGAAACAACATCCGATGATGGTGAGCCATAGATTGCGGCGAGAACGATCAGCACTGCTACCGCTATCGTCAATCCCCACTTTACTTTCGGACTTAATGCTTGAAACTTTGCCCACATAAATATCTCCTATCCTATTTTAATTGATGACCCACACCCGCAGGACTCTATGCCCAGAGGTGGCTTAAATATAAACGAGGCATTGAATGACTCGTTGTTGTAATCAAGGCTACCCTCGGTCAAATATGTCTTCG